AACCGTCAGGAGTTCCGTTGCTACATGATGAAGTCCGGCACCATCCTTGAGGGTGTGCAGCAGGATCTTCGGATTGAAGCTGACCGCAACGTGCTGTCCAAGCAGGACGTGCTGTCTGTGGATTACCACTCTGCCTATCACGTCATGGGCACCAAGTGGTCTTCTTCTGACGACAACCCCACCAACGCAAACCTGCGTACTGGCAGCAACTGGGCTGCTACCTACGACATCGACCTCATCCCCATGGTTGAGATCTTCGTCAACACTCCTCTGGATAACGGCCTCAAGTCCTGATCCTGACGAGACAAATGGCCCTACCATTAGGTGGGGCCTTCTTCTTTTGCTGCTATGGCTGCCACGATCACTGCCACTCTTGAAAGCGAAAGCGCCAACAGCTTTGTAACGCTGGCAGAAGCGAACGCCTACTTTGAAACCGTTCCAAGCAGCACCAACTGGGACGACAAGACTGATGACCAGAAGAACCGTGCATTGATTTCAGCCACGCGCTGGATCGATACGTTGAATTTTTACGGTGATCGGTGCAATGCAGACCAAGCCCTGAGCTGGCCTCGCAATAATTACCATGTGGATCGTGTTGAGCTTGCTTGCTCCGCGATTCCAAACGACATTAAATACGCTACTTATGAATTAGCCAACGCACTGGCTAATGACACGGAGTCGATTACAGGGTCTACCGGCGATACGGGATTGTACGAATCCGTCAAGCTCGGCGAGATGGAAGTCAAGTACAACACTTCTAGTCAGGCTACTGGAACTGTTAATAACGTATTCGACGTTTACCCTTGGCTTCAGTCTTATCTTGGGGCTTATTGCTCTGGTGGTAGCGGTTCGTATTCTCTACGCGTTGTGAGGGGTTGATATGCCAGGCGCACTTGACAAGGTTTTCAAAGAAGCAGCCAAGGCAATCGTTGCCGACCTTGGTTCATCGCTAGACACCAAAATCAACTATGTGCGCAAGCACTCTGGCGAATACGACGTCGAAACCGGAGAGTTCTCAACGGTTGATCGATCTTATAAAAACATTGATGTTCCGATTGAATTTATTCGATCAGAGGAAGAGACAGAGGCCGAAAAACGAACTGCAAGGATCTATGTGTCTCCTGACCAGATCGGCGGCAACCAACCTACGTTCCAAGATGAAGTGACGTTAAAGTACGCTGGAGCGAATCGCGAGTCTCAGATCGTAGACATTCGTACGTACAGGGGCGGCCAAGAGTATCTGTTTATCCTGGAGGTGGTGTTCTGATGGCTTCCGATCTTTACCGGATTAGCGGCGATGTAGAAGAGTGGTTTGACAACAGCTTTAACAAACTTATTAACGGGATAGTAGACACTCTTTCGACACAAGAAGTTAGTCCTGTTTACACCGGGTATTTTGCTTCTAGCTGGACGGCTAGGTCTCGGCAAGTTCAGGCAGAAAGTCGCAAAGATAGCGATTCAAATAGGCGAAATAAAGCCCCGTGGGGAGGAGAGGCGGGTGGAAACAGCCCGTATCACGTAAAAACACAGGGCAAAGGCGGCGCACTGACCGCATGGGGCGTAAAAAAGAACAGAGGAGAAATTCAGCGAAGGTATCCTGGCCCATTTTATTTTAACTACAAAAAAAGTTCACCAGTTTTTATTGGAAATACAACTTTTTACAGAGCATATGCTCTTGAGGACGGAAACGTCTTGGCTTATGTGCAAGATTTAGCGCAGGAGGTGCAAAACGCATTTAGAGAAAAACCACGTCTTGCCACCCTCCGAATTGGTGCGGAACCAATGGCGCGGGTCGGCGGGGCTATTCCTACTTACAAAACAGGGTCTACGCCACGCCTTAAGCCGGCTGTTACTATTCTTGAACCATGAGCCTTGTAAACGTTCGAGCCGCTTTTGAAAAGGCTGTAACTGATGCTGTTGTTGCGGCCGATAGCAGCGTCCAAATGGTTTACGACAACGTAAAATTTACAACCCCTGGTAAAACCAAAAAGTACGTTTCAATGCGGATAACTTTTAACCAGTCAACCTTGCAAAATCAAGGTGCTGCTGCTGACTACTACAGCGGGGTGATTCAATGCAACATTTACGTTCCAAAATCTGTTGGAACGGCCGTTCTTTCTGCAATAGGAGAGTCTGTAATTGACGGGCTAACTTCCGTCAATGCAAGTGACTACAGTTCCCCTTCTAACGTCTCGCCTAGGGTTATGGATATTAGCGGTCCTACATCTATTGAACTGGAAGATCGTCCTCATTTCCTTGGAATTGTTTCTTGCCAATTTACGGCAGTTGTATAGTATATTAGTTGAAACACCAATGTATTATGCGTGCCACTGAGCTGCTTCGCAACAAGTTTGGCGTTAGTCAGCTTTACAAGCACGCTGTAGAGGTCGATGGCGAGGTTGTACTTGAGGTCTACTGGCACCCATTAACGATTAGTGAACGCGAGTCGATCCAAAAGAAAACCGACTCTGACGATGCCGGGGACTTTGCGCTCAACATGATGATGCAGAAAGCTCTCGACGCTGATGGCAAGCGCCTTTTTCAAGACGGTGAGAAAGCTGTGCTGAAGAATGCAGTTGAGGCCTCTGTACTGCAGGACATCCAGCTTGCAATGCTGGCTTCTGGCGCGGAAAACAAGGTGGAGGAAGCGAAGGCAGGCCTAAAAAGCTAGTAACGACTGGCTCTTTATATTTTTTCTAGCGAAGGAGTTGGGGATGACGGTGGCCCAGCTGACGGTTCATTTGACCAGGGAAGAGCTGATCGGCTGGGCAGCTTTTTATGAGCTGAAGTCAGAGGAGGAAGAAAGGGTGATGGATCGAGCTAAGACAGGCAGAGGGGCGCGAACAATGGCATCGCGATAGACTAAGGCGAGACTTCCTGCGTTTCGCCCTGTGGCTAATTACAACGTAGATATTGAGGTTGGCCTGAAGGGCCTTCAAAAGCTTGGCGACTTTGAAAAAAAATTAAAAACCATAGAAGAAACTTATGTAAGTATTGAGCTGTTAAACAAAAGAGCTGCGAATCAGAAGTTAAGCGATTTTTACAAAGGCAGTCGCGAGCAGCTTGTTAAGCTTTCCGGCGATCAAATGAAACTCGACTCCATGCTGAAGCAGGGAGCTGAGATTAGAGCAAGTTACGCAAAAGACAGAAAACTTGAGCAACAAAAGCAAGCTGAGGCTGAACAACAGGCTGTAGCGCAACGAATTGCAGACGAAAAAAGGGCTGCGATAGCGGCAAAAACTCAAAGCGTTCAGCGTCTTAATGATCAGACAAAAATAATCAAGCTGTTTAATCAGGCTGAGGAAATTAGAGAATTACATGCGAAGAACCGAACGGCAGCTGAAGCGAAAGCTGCAGCGGATCGTCAGGCCGCTTTTGTTGCTGAAAAAACCCAAGAACTCAAGCAGTTTTCAATAAAAGCAGAAAACCAGAAAAAGTTTAGAAGTCTCTTTGAGCAGGGCGAAAAAATCAGGCAGTCTTATGCGGCTGATCGCATTGCAGGCATAAAACTTGAAATACAGCTTGAGGAAGAGTTAAATAAAACCAAGCGTGATGGAATTGCTGCTGATCAGCGAAGAAGCAGGGCTCGTCAAGAAGTGCTTGATCAAGCAGATAAAGAACTAGCCGCAAGAAATCGCGGCAGGTTACAGCAGCAGAAAGGTCGCAAAAAATTCTTTAATGCTGCTGTTACTGGAGGTGCTTTTCCGTTGCTGTTCGGCGGTGGAGTAGGGCAGTCACTGGGCGGCCTTGTTGGTGGCGGCTTGAGTGGAGAAATGTTCTCCGGATACACAGTTGGCCTGCAGGTGCTTGGCTCTGCAATAGACAAAATGGTCGGTGCGTCTGCAAGTCTAGGCAAAGCGCTTGATCCTATTTCTGGAGATTTTGAGGCTGTTGCTGAAGCTGCTGGCCTTGCCAACACTGCAACGCTGGAGCACATTCAAACTATTGACGAACTGGGCGAAAAAAACAGAGGGCTTGAGGTTGCAACTGCTGAGCTGACTCGCGTTGTTGGAGCGGATGGCGTTGCCGCATTAGAACGTTTTGGAAAAGCCAGTAAGGATCTTGGCGACGCTACGGCTCAAATCGCCTCTCAAGCATTTGCAACTATTGCTGCAGCTTTGGAGCCGCTGACCAGAGCCGCTGCAAAATTCTTAAAAACAACGGCAGTTGTTACTCAAGCTCAGGTGTCTCAGGATCCAAGGATTCAAGAGATTCGGGCTGAAATAAAAGAGCGTATGCGGACGTATGACAATGAGTTTGGAGGAATGAATGATTTACAAAACCGGCAAGCAATTAGAGATCTTCGAGCAGAAGAGTTGCACCTTATAGAAATGATAAACAGGGAAGCACAGGTAAACATTGAGCTTGAAGCAAAAAAACTAAAGTTACAACAAAATGTTAAAGCCCTTAACCTTAAAAGCGAAAAACAGCTTCGGATACAAAGAGATTTGCTTGAGGCTGGAAATGATTTGACTGACGAACGAGTTGCTTCTCTGTTGAAAGAGCAAATTCAAGAAAATTTTATAGTTGAAACGCAGAAAAAACTGAAAGAAATGGTGGACAATGAGATAGATAGTCAAAGCATAATTTTAAAACTAAAAGAGATAGAGCTAGGTCGAGACCAAGAAATGGCTGACTTGCAGGATCGTATTAATAAGGCCCTTGGAAAAGGTATAAAAAATAATCAAAAAACTGCAGAGCAGAAAGCTAACGAGCTTAAACAGGCGCAGGACTTGGCTAGAGAGTTTTCTCGCGAGGTTGAGCTGCGTCAGCTTAGCAGCGACGTAGCAAGAGATCTACTGCAAATACAATTCGAGCACGAAGACCGAAAGAGAAAGATAAACGAACTAGAAAATCAGTCGCTGAGAACAGAGCAACTGAAAAGTGCAGAGCTGCTAAACCAGCTTCAAATTAGGGAGCGGTTAGCGACGTTTGCAACAACGCGAACGGAAGGAGAAGTTGCTCGCGATGATTTGAATCGTGAAATTGCTTTGCTTGGAGCAAGGCTGGAGGGCAAAGAGGAAGAGTTTTTACTCGATGAAAAGCTAGTTGCGTTGAAAGAGGCTATGGGCGAAGCCGGGCTTGATGAAATTGCGGTTTATGAAGATCTTCTCAAACAAATTAAAGATAGGAAGACGTTAGAAGACGCTTTAAATGAAAACCTGAGAATTCAAAAAGCAAAAACAGCAGAGCTTCAAAGCGTTTACAAGCAGATTGGTCAGAGCATCGAGACGGGTGTCGTCGAAGCGATTTCTGCTGCAGTGGACAAGACCAAGACGTTGGGTGAGGTTGCTTCCAATGTGCTTCGGCAAATTGCTAATCAGCTGTTGCGGATGGGCATTAGCCAACTAATCGGTTCAATTTTTAACCCATTTGATTCATTGATGAAGCCAGGTGGTCGTTATGAAGGTGCTGCTCAATTTCCTAAGCTAACGCCACCGCCGCCCGTCCCCACTGAGGTTATTAACCCAAAAGGTTTGTATGACCCTGCTAACAGCCCATTTGCCCAACCAAGGGCGCTTGGCGGAGCGGTTGGCGCAGGTCGTCCGTATATGGTTGGCGAGCGTGGCCCCGAGTTGTTTGTCCCTGGAGCGCAGGGCAACATCGTTCCAAACAACGCAATGGGCGGCTCTAACATTGTGGTGAACGTGGATGCTTCTGGATCGTCTGTCGAAGGCGATTCTGATCAAGCCGCACAACTTGGCAAAATGCTTGGCGCTGCAGTGCAGGCTGAGTTGGTCAAGCAAAAACGTCCTGGCGGTCTTCTCGCAAGCTGATGGCTACCTTCCCTTCAATCACGCCGACCTACGGCATCCAAAAAACCAGTGCGCCTGTAATACGCAAGGTGCAGTTTGGAGATGGATTTGAGGCCAGAGTTACGTTTGGGCTCAACCAAAATCCCAAGGTTTTTAGGTTGACGTTTGAAGTGTCGGAAACAGACGCCGACACGATTGAAACGTTTTTGGATGCACGAGCTGCTGACAACGACAGCTTTGACTTCACCCCACCAGGTGAAAGCAGTAGTTCTAAATTTGTGTGCGAGACATGGAGCAAGTCGATTCCGTACTTAAACCGCGCCACAATCCAGACAACGTTCCGTCAAGTCTTTGAACCCTAATGGCAGTCACAGCATGGGCCGCTAGCACCGCATTTTCAGTTGGTGATATACGTCGAGCAACAACAGTTCAAGCAACTGGACTGTGGTTTCGCTGCACAACTGCTGGAACGTCAGGCAGCAGCGAGCCAAACTGGCCAACGGAAAGCGGGAACACCACCACTGATAACACGGTCGAATGGACAGGTTTCCCCAGTGTTTACGAAGAGCTGAGCGTCTTCAACCCCAGTGCGATCATTGAGTTGTTTGAGCTGCGCTTGGACAATAATCTGCATGGCAGCTCCGACATCCTGCGTTGGCACGCAGGCGTCAATGACCAAGTTACCGGCAACATTGTTTGGAACGGTCAGACGTATGTGCGCATTCCGGTCAAGGCGGAAGGGTTTGAGTACACCAACACTGGTACGTTGCCACGTCCGACGTTGACGGTTGCCAACACAACCAGTGCTGTAACGGCTTTGCTTCTCTTGGTCAACGCCACTACGGTCGGCAACGATTTAGCGGGCGCAGAAGTCCGGCGGATTCGGACGTTAAAGAAGTTCCTTGATGCTGCCAATTTTGCATCAGGCAACAGTGATGCTGATCCCTATGCGTCTTTCCCGGAGGAACGGTATTTCGTAGACCGCAAAGCAGCTGAAAATCGCAACGCTGTATCTTTTGAGCTGGCCAGCAAGTTTGATGTGGCAGGACAAAAGCTGCCGAAACGTCAGTGCATTGCCAATGTTTGCCAGTGGGAATACCGCAGCAGTGAATGTAGTTATACCGGCACCGATTATTTTGATGTGAATGGCAACACGGTTGGATCGTTAGCGCAGGACCGTTGTGGCAAGCGGATTGAATCGTGCAAGCTAAGGTTCGGCGAGAACGGGGAGCTGCCGTTTGGTTCGTTTCCGAGCGTGGGACTGACTCAATGACGTTGCCGCCAACGATTAAACAACAGATCCTGCAGCACGCACAGGCTGAACAACCTAAGGAATGTTGCGGTCTGGTCTGCGTGGTCAAGGGCCGTCGGCGTTATTTCCCTTGTCGCAACTTGGCTGCAACGCCAGATGAGCATTTTATTTTGGATCCTCTTGATTACGCCAACGCCGAGGATCATGGAGAGGTTGTAGCCGTCATTCACTCACATCCCACAACAAACCCAAAACCGTCAGAGGCTGATTTGGTTGCCTGTGAAAAGACCGGAATCCCTTGGTACATCATCAATCCACGAACAGAGGAGTGGGGTTTTTGCAAACCATCTGGCTATCAGCTGCCGTATGTAGGCAGGGTGTTTGCTCATGGCGTAGTTGATTGCTACAGCCTTTGCCGTGATTGGTACGCAAGGGAATGGGGCCTGCAGCTGAACGATTATGACCGTCGAGATCAGTGGTGGGAAAACGGCGAGAACTTGTACCTAGAAAACTTTGAGAAAGAAGGGTTTCGGCAAATCCCGCGTGCGGACCTGGAACGTGGTGATGCGTTGTTAATGCAGCTAGCTTCTCCCGTGCCAAACCATGCAGCGATTTATCTGGGTGATCAGCAGGTGCTGCATCATGTGCAGGGCAGGCTGTCTAGCCGTGATGTTTACGGCGGTTATTATTGGAAGAACACTGCCTGCGCCTTGAGGCATGAAAGTCGTTAAGGTTTACGGCGCACTGCGTGAGTTACTCGGTCAGTGCCGTTTTGAGTTTGATGTAGTGACGCCAGGTCAGGCGATTAAGGCATTGTGCGTCAACTTCCCGCAGCTTGAGAGGTGGTTGATGGATAGCGAGAAAAATGGTGTTGCTTATCGCGTTACGGTTGGCAAGCAAAAGGTAACGGAAGAAGACGTTAGCCCTTTGCTTCTGCCATTTGGGCAGCAGGAGGTTTTCAGCATCACGCCTGTTATCACTGGTGCGGGCCGTGGTACAGGGTTAATTGTGGCTGGAGTTGCCTTAATTGCTTTATCGACGGTCACTTTTGGCACATCTGCGGCATTTGCTGGTGCATTTACCGCAACAGGCATTGGGGCAGGAGCTGCAGCAACTGCCACGGGCTCCATCGCTTTACTGAAGGTTGGCGCTTATTTAACTTTGTCTGGCGTTGCTCAAATGCTTTCACCTACTCCAACGTTTGACACGCCTGGATCAGGTCAAAGTGTGCAAGACGTTCAAAGGTTGCAATCGTTTTCTTTTAGCGGAATCTCAAACGTTGCTCAACAAGGCGGACCTGTTCCAGTCGTTCTTGGTCGCGCCTACGCTGGCAGTGTGGTGATTTCCGCTGGTCTGGACGTCGAGCAATGATTGTTATTCGCGGTACTGGTGGTGGTGGCGGCGGTGGCGGCAAAGGCGCTGGCAGCAGTGGTGGTGGTAGTAGCCGTGGAACGCCAACAGAAGATGCAGACACTCTCCAGTCAGTACAGTTTGCGCGAGTTCTAGACCTAATTAGTGAAGGAGAGATTGAAGGCATTGAAGGCGGCCAAAAGGGTGTATTTCTTGATGGAACACCAGTTCAAAGCCCTAACGGGGATAATAATTTTACGGGTTACTCGTTTGACACACGGAACGGCACTCAATCGCAATCGTATATTCCAGATTCATTAGGACCTCAATCTGAAAAGGCTGTAGGGGTTGAAGTCGTTAAGGCAACACCTGTTGTACGCACGATTACTGACACTGATGTCGATCGGGTCAGAGTCACAATCCAAATTCCTCGGCTGCAGGTTGTTGAAGAGGATGGAGACATCAGAGGCACAACAGTTAAATATAAAATCCAAGTCCAGTACAACGGCGGAGGCTACAACCAAGTCATCAGCCCTGTAATCACAGGCAAAAGCAGCAGCAGTTATCAGCGGGATCACATGCTGACGCTTACGGGCGCTTTTCCTGTAGACATCCGTGTTGAGCGGGTTACCGATGACTCGTCTAGCGCAAAGCTAGCAAACAAAACAATTTGGCAGAGCTACACCGAGATTATTGATGAAAAGTTCCGCTACCCAAACAGCGCTCTGTGCTTTTTAAAGTTTGATGCGCGTCAGTTTCAAAGCATTCCGCAACGTAAATACCTTGTCCGGGGGATCAAGGTCAACATTCCACATAACGGAACAGTAGACACGACAAACCACCTAGGACGGGTCACCTACAGCGGGGTGTTCAATGGAACGCTTGCACCAAACACATGGACAAACGACCCAGCGTGGATTCTTTACTCGCTATTGATCGATAACCGTTGGGGCGCAGGCATTCCTGAGTCCACTCTTGATGTTTTTGATTTTTACAGCATCAGTCAGTATTGCAACGAGCTTGTCCCTGACGGCAGGGGCGGAGAAGAGCCAAGATTCTCTTGCAACATGGTTATCAATACAAGAAAAGAAGTTTATACAGTAATTCAAGAGCTTACAAACCTGTTCAGAGGCATTTCTTACTACGGAGCTGGATCGTTTGTACTAAATCAAGATCGACCGGCGGATTCCAGCTATCAAATCGGCCCATCCAACGTTATTAACGGCGATTTTCTGTATTCAGGTACTGCGCTAAAGACTCGTCACACCTGTGCAACTGTTGCCTATCAAAGCTATGAAGATCTGGGAGAGGTCAAGTACGAATACGTTGAGCTAGCGGATCAAGTCGCAAAATACGGCGTCGTCAACAAAGAGATTCGCGCTATCGGCTGCTACTCGCAAGGCCAGGCTCACAGGCTTGGTAAGTGGTTGCTTTTGACGGAAGCCAGTCTCACGGATACAGTCACATTTTCCGTCTCTATCGATAGCGGCTTAGTTTTAAGGCCAGGCACCATCGTCGATATTGCCGATCCAGTGAAGTCTGGTACGCGTCGGAGTGGGCGTATTAGTTCTGCCACAACAACAGAAATAACGATTGACAGCGATACAGATTTGTCTGTCAGTTTGAGCGAATCGCCAACCATCGCAGTGATGATGCCAACAGGTCTCGTCGAGACCCGTACCATCACCAGCATTAGCAGCAGGGTGATTACGGTAAGCAGTGCATTCTCTGAGGCACCAAACGCACAGTCCGTTTACCTGATCCAGACGAACGATGTTCAGTCAAACCAGTTCCGTGTTATTAGCGTTGTGGAAGGGGATGATGGAACGTATGCAGTAACTGCTCTGCAGTACAACCAATCGATTTACGACGCTGTTGAGCGAGATCTTGATTTAACGCAACGGGACATCACCAATTTGAGCGGTGCCCCGGATCCAGTTTCTGACATAACTGGTGAGGAGTACTTGTATGAAGAAGGCCAAGGCGTACACGTTGGATTTAGCCTTAGCTGGACCGCACCAACAAACGGTGTGGCTACATATAGGGTTTCTTACCGAGTTGATGACGACAACTACACCGAGATAACAACGCTATCACCGTCAGCGAGTCTGCTTTCACTAAAAGCCGGAACGCTTGAGGTCAAAATTCAAGCCCTTAACTTTATTGGTAAAGGCAGCACGGTTGCTGAAGCAACGTTTAATCTTCTCGGCAAGACGGCACTGCCAGGAAATGTGCAGAACCTGTCTATTGAATCGATCTCTGGGAACACTGCTCGCCTGAAGTGGGATGAAACAGTAGACCTAGACGTGAAGGTTGGCGGTAAGGTTCACATCCGTCACAGCAGCCTTACTGACGGTTCCGCCACGTTTTCAAACAGCGTTGATCTAATCACCGCAATATCTGGTGCGTCAACTGAAGCCACAGTGGCTTTGCTTGAGGGTGAGTACATCGTCAAGTTTGCTGATGATGGTGGACGGTTCAGCCCTGACGACACCAGCGTAATCGTTGACTTGCCTGATGCAGTGGGCAGGTTGCTGGTGAAGAATCACCGTGAGGACCAGCAAACACCACCATTCCCAGGAACCAATTCCGGCACGTTTTACAACGACGAATACGACGCGCTGACGATTGATGGCACCACGTTATTTGACGATATTACTGACGTTGACGATGTTTCCACTATTGATTATCTAGGCGACATCCGGTCAACCGGTACGTACACATTTTTGGACACCGTTGATATGGGTATGGCGCTAGAGGCCGTTGAGTTCCAGCGTCGTTTTGTAACTCGTGGCATCTTGCCCTCTGACCTTATCGATGACCGCACCGCACTGATTGATGATTGGACTGATTTCGATGGAGCGGAGGTCAACGACGTCAATGCTGAACTGTATATCCGCTCTACCAATGATGATCCAAGCGGATCGCCAACCTATGGGGAATGGACGTCATTTGACAATGGAACGTTCAAGGGCCGTGCATTCCAGTTCAAGACTGAGCTGACCAGCGACAAAATTGACGAAAACATCTTGGTGGATGAGCTGGGGTATAAGGTCGAGCTGACTCCACGAACAGACCAGTCGGTGCAAGCGATTGCAAGCGGCACCTCGACCAAGTCAGTGACGTTCACCAAGCCATTTTTTGTTGGAACGGCAGACCTGCTGGGTGCCAACTCTCAGCTGCCAAGCGTTGGTATCACGGTGCAAAACCTAGGCGCTGACGAGCGTTTCAACATTTCCAACGTAAGCAGCACAGGCTTTGACATCGACGTGCTGGATTCGAGCAACAACAACGTAAACAGAAACTTCACTTACACCGCTAACGGCGTTGGCCGGGGGCAGTAGACTTAGGCCATACAAAGCAGACTTGTTGTGGCTACCCACGATTACAGTATTGCGAACGCCTCCGGTGGGGCATTCAGAAGTGACCTGAATAACGCCCTGTCGGCTATTGCGTCAAACAACAGTAACGCGACGGACCCATCCACCACGTTTGCGTTCCAGTGGTACGTCGATACAGGCGATAGCACGCTCAAGATTCGCAACGCTGCAAATAATGCTTATGTAAACGTCAGCGCCGTTGGGGGCGTTGGAACGGCCAACCTTGGTCTAGCGACTACAGCTAGCCCGACTTTTACGGGTGATGTGACGATCAGCAGTACAACTGCTTTACGTGTACCTGTTGGAACGACAGCTCAACGTTCGGGTTCTGCAGCTAATGGCGACATCCGGTACAACAGCACATCGTCCAGCTTTGAAGTTTATGCCGGTGGAGCCTGGGGCAACATTGGCAGTGGTTCGTCGGCAGTTATTGCTGAGCAACAATCTGCAGGGACACAAGCGGGCACGTTTACCAGCGGCGCATGGCGCACACGCAGCTTAAATACTGAGGTTTTTGACCCTGACAATATTGTGAGCTTGAGCAGCAATGCTTTTACGCTTCAAGCTGGCACATACATTATTGAATGGATGGCAATGGCCTTTGAAGTTGATAGGCACAAAACAAAGTTGCGCGACACGACCAATTCAGCAGATATTGGCATTGGAACGTCAAAGTTTGCTCAAGCCGGAACCAACAACAGTCCAAACGACTCAATTGGTGCAGCTCGTGTGACGATTACATCGGCAACGACTTATGAGTTGCAGCATCAGGCTTCGACCACTGCTACTGGCAATGGTTTTGGCATCGAAGCTGGCTTCAGCACTGTCGAGACCTATGCTCTCGTCAAAATCTTCAAGGAGCCTTGATCATGGACATTAACATTGCCCTGTTGCAGCTTGGCCTCAACAACAACGAGTACGTGCTGTCTAGCAACGCACCACCACACAGCATTGTTGTTTGGCGTGGTCCTGATGACCAGCCGACGGATACTGAATTAGAGGCTGCCTACGCAGCTTGGATTGCAGTGCCTGAAAACGCTGCAGCACTGGAAGCCAGCCCGTAACGTTAGGTTCAACGATCAATGCAAGTGGAACGACCCGATCCGATGATTCCGTGCAAGCCTGGCGCGGAGGATGTTGAGGCTATGGCCAATCGCCAAGCATGGCTCAATGAGCTGTACGTGTATGACCGTCGAGACGACCCGGATCATCCGATGCATGGTCTATTTACTGGACTAGCGAAGAAGTACCAGCAATTCCGCGGCTGATGGCCAAGTCATCATTAACCGGTGTAAAATCTCAGGAGGAGGCTTGCCATGGCTGTATCCCCCGGAACCTATAACTTCGTGCTGCAGCGCAGGTCAGATCACAGCATCACCCTGCAGTTCAAGGATTCCACTGATGCCGCCATCGACCTTACAGGTTGGACTGTAGCGTCACAAGTTTGGAACGAAGCTCGCACAACAAAGCACGCAGATTTTTCCGTTACTTATACCAACCGATCAGCCGGAACAATCAAGCTTTCCTTGTCGTCGACTCAGACAACATCTTTCCCCGATGAAGGCTATTACGACGTGCTGTTGACTGACCCTGATGGCCTCAAGGAGTATTACCTTGAGGGTATTATTTCGGTAACGCAGGGGTACACAACATGACAAAAGTTATCGTTTCTCAGTCTGACGCCTCTGTTGTTCAGGTTAAAACTGCTGGGCCTCAAGGTCCTGCTGGTGTTTCAGGCAGCGCAACGGTTGCTATCGGGACAACCACTACAGGTTCAGCCGGCACCAATGCCTCTGTTACTAACACTGGCACGACTACAGCAGCAATTCTGAACTTCACCATCCCCGCTGGGGCGACTGGTGCACAGGGTGCAGCAGGGTTGTCAGACATTGTTTCTGACACCACGCCGCAACTTGGTGGTGACTTGGACATGAACTCCAAGTTCATCAGCAGCGGTATTTTGGGCGTAAAGAACCAGGGTGCTCAATCTGAGTTGCGTCTGTTTTGTGAATCCAGCAACGCACACTACGCATCGATCAAAGCCCCTGCTCACTCTGACTTCAGCGGCGACATCACGTTTACGATGCCCGCCAACTATGGATCAGCAAACCAAGTGCTGACAACCGACGGCTCTGGTGGAACGTCATGGGCAGCTGCTAGTGGTGGTTTACCTAACAACGCATCCGGCACGAACAGTTTAGGCGTTGGAACCAATACTCTTGATTCTGAACAGTCTGGTGCAGAGCGTAATGTTGCTCTTGGCGATGAAGCTTTAACTGCTGTTAGTACGGGTGATGATAACGTTGCCATTGGTTATGAAGCTGGTAAAGCTCTTACAACAGCAGCTAAAACTGTTTGCATTGGTACGAGTGCTGGAAAAACACAAACCTCTAGTTCAAACGTATATATAGGTTATAACGCTGGACAAAATATTACTAGTGGACATAGCAATGTAGTCATAGGCGCATTAGCTCAAGCAGGAGCAAGTTCTAACAACGTTTACAGCAATACTGGTGTTGGCCATAATGTTCTCTCTTCTTGTCGCTCCAGCAGTAACGCAGCATTAGGCAGAGATGCTTTAAAGGATTTACAAACCGGAACCAATAATTCAGCTCTTGGTTATCAAGCTGGTGTAGGGCTTCAAACAGGCAGTAACAATGTTATTCTGGGCAGCGGAGCGCAGGCAAGTTCAAACAGTGTTTCTAATGAAATCACGCTTGGCGATGCCAATATCACCAGTTTGCGCATTCCAGGCTTGCAGTCTGGAGCGTCTAACGGTCAAGTTTTGACCTACAGCTCTTCTAACGGCAATATCACGCTTGCAGATGCTGGTGGCGGCTTGACTAGAGCGCAAGTTACCGCAACTGCGCTAATCTTTGGCTAAGAGGCAACGCCATGACCGCTCCAAACATTGCAGGACTAACGACCGTCACCGGCAAAAGCGTCGGGGTAGCTGTTGGAACGTCTGCGACTGACCTGGTCGCCAATGCTGCTTCTAGCAACAAGGTTTTCAAGATCAATTCAGTTGTCATCTCGAACGTTGACGGCACCAACGCCGCGACCATTGAGGTAATTCTGCAAAAGGCTGGATCGAACAACTTCCATTTAGCTAAGACGATCACCGTCCCAGCAAACGCCACATTGGTCGTGGTGTCTAAAGACACACAGCTGTATTTAGAGGAAAACGACAAGATTCAAGTTATTGCAAGTGTTGCGAGTGATCTGCAAGCAATCTGTTCTTATGAGGAGATTAGCTAAGGATGTACTACAACAGGAATTTAATTACAGCATCGGAGCAGGAAGTTACTCGCAAAGATGCCTCTGGTGTTTTTGACTTGCAAACTCAAGCCGTAAGTCAAAATGAAAAAGATTGGCCGGGCTCTGAAACTGCTTCAATTATCTACGATATAACTATAGGCGTAGATCATTTAACGATTGAAGTACCGTCTACAGGATCTGTTAGTTATACGATTGATTGGGGCGATGGAACGATCGAGTCAAGCACGTCTAATTCACCGTCTCACACCTATTCAAGCACCGGATCGTACAAAATTAAAATTTTTTCTACAGCTGTTTACCGTCCATATATAAACAATAATATTTCGATAAGAGATGTAGTGCAAATAGTAGAAATAACAGAAAATGCTAATTTAGGAACAAACTTGACGAACGCTTTTAATGGATTAAACAAAGTGCACACGTTCAAGTGTGCATTTTCTGCTACAAATGGTGTGACAAACTTCCAAAATATGTTTGCTGCATGCACTGTTCTTGCTCACATCGATTTGTTCGATACGTCTTCAGGAACTAATCTTGCTGCTTTGTTCCGAAACATCAGAGGTGGATTTTTCCCCGCAATAAACACTTCAAGCGCTACAAATATAGGTAGCATGTACAGAGAAACTTTTACAGTTGTTGAACTGCCTAGTATAGATACGTCAAATGTAAGTGGTTATAGTGCTACATGGCGGACTTGCAATATTAAGAGCTTTCCCTCGTTTTATGATTTTTCAAGTGGTACAAACTTTGGGGAGGCCTGGAGAGGTTCTTCCATTTTTAATTTCCCAGCAAATATGTTTGACTCTACCGGTACTTTACCAACTAATGCCTTTAACAATGCTTTTAATGGTGCTAAGCTAACTGCTCAATCAATCGAAAACGTTCTCACCTCCTTAGACACTAACGGCGCTACAGGCATCCAACTGCACATTGGCGGCGGATCAAACGCTTCGTATTCAACTTGGTCCAGTGCAGCACAAACCGCCTTGTCTAATCTGCAGAGCAAAAGCTGGACGGTTACTTACAACTCATGATCACCTGCTAGATTGCTCTTATGAAGTGCTGAGCTTTTCTCGCTGCCATGGCCCTCTTCCCTTTTACAACTGAGGCTTTGACCAGCTTGACAGCTGCAGGCACCACCAGTTCGGTTGAAGTAAAAGCATCTGAAATCACGTTCCAGGTGACGGTCACAGACATCAACACCAATGTGGTGGTGCGGTTTGAGGGCAGCTTGGATGGCACAAACTTTTTCAATCTTGACGAAGACGCGGCAGACACGACAATTACCGCAAACGGGACAACGGGTTATTCGCTGAGCGGCACGCCTGTGACGCATGTGCGCTTGCGTCTTGTCAGCCTGTCAGGCTCTGGCAACTCCACATCAGTCGCAACCGTTATTGGGGCGCTTTGAACCATGGGCGTAAGACTGCAGACAAGCCTCAATAATGGGCTGAACAACGGACTGCGCCAAAGTATTTCTGGTGGCGTCGTTTCACTTGCTTTTCTGGAGTACACCACAGCTTCTGTCTCTTCATTCCAGCTGAAGACACACGGCACAGTTAATTATGACGTTGACTGGGGCGATGGATCAACAGATACAGGTGTTACTGCCAACGAGAAGGACCATACTTACTCAAGCGCAGGTGTTTACACAATTAAAATAACACCAGCAGAGGGTTCAACTTTTCGTCCGCTGCAATTTGGTGCTACTGACGGTACAACTTCTGTTACTAAGGTTGCAGGGCTTGGCGGTAGTCAATTAGGCACTAGTTTAATCAACGCTTGGAGAAATATATCTAGCTTAAATTTCTTTGGCGCTATTGATACTTCAAGTGTTACTGCATTCACGCGAGCCTGGGCTAGCTGCTCTGGACTTACATCTTTCCCTTTGATCGATACTTCAAGTGCGGTTAATTTATCTTTTGCTTGGTCTGGATGCTCTGGACTTACTTCATTTCCTGCTATTGATACCTCAAGTGCAGCAGGGGTAGGTCAAGCATGGAATGGTTGCTCTAATATTGTAAGTTTCCCTTCTGTAGATTTTTCAAGCGTAACTAGTTCTTTCCGTAGAACATGGTATCAATGTACCTCATTAACTACATATCCTGCTAATCAATTTGATGATATTCAGACTACGGCATCTGATGGATTTGAAGATGCATGGAGAGCTTGTGCATTGACTGCTCAGTCAATTGAGAACATACTTACTTCATTGGATACAAACGGTGCTAGCAATATCTCCTTAGGGATTAGCGGTGGAACAAACGCTGATGCTTCTACTTGGTCCTACGATGCTGTTGACGCTTACGTTGATTTAGCCAACAAAGGTTGGACAATTACTCAAAA